CCCACGGACAGAAAATGCCGTCATGTTTGAATAAATTCAAACGCCAATCAAAGGATTCAAACAATGCCTAGAGGTGGCGCGCGTCCTGGCGCAGGCCGTCGCAAGGGCTCTGGATCGAAGTCCAGCGATGCTGTGGTCATCCGGCAAGAGGCCAAGGCCGCCGGCATGACGCCGCTGGAATACATGCTACAGGTCATGAACGACGTTGGCGCCGAGCGGGATCGTCGCGACCGCATGGCGCAGGCTGCGGCGCCTTACGTGCATCAAAAGGCCGGTGAGGCCGACGCCGGCAAGAAAGCTGGCAAGCAACAGGCC